CCTGGTCCTGGTTGTCAGATTGGTTCTTGAATTATGGGACTTTGATCTCAAACTTCTCGAATTTAAATACTGACAACTGTATGCTCCGTAGAGGGTACATTATGGGTCATTTGTGGACCCGTAAAACGTACTCTCATCCCGGATCCACCCTTCGCGGGTATGGACCTACCGGGACGATCTCGCAGACGTTCATAACAGAAACGAAAGCGAGAAGGCGGGCATCCCCTTATGGATTTGGCGTGACGTTTCAGAGTTTTACTCCGAGACAAATCGCCATTCTTGCCGCTCTCGGTATAAGCCGAGATTGGCGATGGGGGCTGGATTGACAAAATCAATCGGTCCTCGAAGATGCATATTACTCACTTTCCCAAAAGGAATTTTGTGGGTAATTTGTATCAACTTGGATGCGGAAATTGTCCGTATCCCAATCTGTCTAGGAGACACGCATGGCTTACACAGATCCACAGACCGTTACAATCAATGCCGTTGCTCAGACGCTTCCGCGTACGAGCAGTGGAGTTAGTTCCGGCACCTTTACAAAGGATGACGGTTCTGTTCGATTGAATATCTCACATTCGTCTGGAAAGCGAATGCAAGATGTTCTTCGCATTGATTTCCAGAAGATCGCTCCTGATCCTTTGGTCTCCGCTCAGAACGTCATGCGTAGCATGAGCGTTACTTTGCGTGTTGACCGACCCTTAACAGGGTTTACGATCACTGAAGCGAAACAAATTGTTGATGCGCTTACAGCGTATGCAACAGCTTCTTCTGGCGCTCGCATCACTCAGTTACTGGGTGGTGAGAGTTAATCATGGGGAGCAGATTCTCTGGATTTACAGAGGGTTACCTCGTATTTTCAGGGACTGTCTCCATGTTAGGTCTATCCATCCTCAGTTGGATGGTTGCTCGTCTTCTTTCAAAGAAGGAAGACGAGGATCTGTAGCCATGCTAGGGATGTCTTTCCTACCACTTAATGGTGGGTGGCATGAAAAGCCTGATGTCACTAGCGCAGAAGATCCTCATTGATTTGGGGATCTGGTGTGGCGTAAGCACCACCGCTGATTGCAAAACAATCAGTCGGCGTGTCGAAGCAGAGGGTGATTCGTTTCTGACGATCACCTTACCGACCTATGCTCAAAGTCTCCAAAAAGGCCTTGAACACGGGAAAGTAGACACTCAACTCTTTCAGCGTTTTAAGGCTGATAGAGGAGGTTTCCCCCTATTCCTAGGAGGTTTCCTCGGTCTAGTCTTCGACCGTAGAAGCGGGCTGTTGCTCGATGAACCTAGTATTGATGCCATCTTTGCTATTCGCCAGATTTGTCTGGCCTTTAGTAAGATTTACCTCCCATGCACGCCAAAGCGTGAGAGAGAAGCATTTGCTAAGTACATCGAGTGTGAGCAGCAGGTTCGTGAGTTCGACAAGACCTTATCTCCTTCACTTCGTGAGGAGTTTAAGAGTATGTCGATTCTCCTTTGGTCGTCCGTATTGTCAAAATCAGATCAATTGATCTATTCTGGCAATATGGTACCAAAGCACGGTCCCGGTTCCACCGCTGACAAACTTATTGGAAACAATAAATATCGTCAGGTTGAGTGGCCCAGGCGTTTGGAAAGTTACTTTCCGGAAGGAGAGTTTCTTTTTCCGAATTGGCGTCATTATGACGCCACGCGATCGATCCTGCTCGAACCTGGAGCTGAGAGACCTGTTAAGGTTATCTCAGTTCCTAAGACGCTCAAAACTCCAAGGATAATTGCC